GTGTTTTACTTGCGTCGCCTTCTATTTCGACAATCGTTTCGTTAATTATTTGGAAATTCTTAATAGTAAAGTCAGCTTTTAGTTTACAGATAGTAAGTAATTCTGTAAAGACTTCTTCTACCATTTCGCGCAAAGGAATAACAACGTTTTTTTCGAAGATAATGTAGGCTTGTTTGATGTCTGCGCCGTTACCTAGTGAACCCGTTGTACGAACTCCCATTAAGATAGGGTCTATTGTGTGAGCGAAACAAATTTGTTCTGTATTTAGTCCGCTAGCCTCTTGAAACATTTTGTCGTTAGAGTTCGTCGGTATGCTTTCGATTTTTGGTAATTGGTCGGGACTATTTGCAAAGAACGCAACGCCTTTACCCGCGTTTTGTGCGCCTTTCATTCTGTCGATAGTGTCGCGTAGTACCTTCTTTTCTTCTTCGCTTTGTGGACGCTTAGGGAACATCATGGCAAACGCTGGAAATATAGAGTTTTGAATGTTTGATTTAGCAAAGTAGGAAAGTTCACCAGATAAAAAAGCAAAGTTTAACGCACTTGTATATTGTGGTAATGGATAGTAGTCTTGTCCTATAGCTGGAATTTCGTATGCGTAAAGCTGACATTTATCCGTGTTTAACGGATGGTATTTTGTTACTGGGATAACGTCGATTCTTGAAGCCCAGTCGTCACATAAATAGTAACAATCTTTTGCGCGGTTAATACGTACTTTTTCGGGGCTAATATTTTCGATTCTTTTTACTTTGTTTTTATCGTCAAAGTGAATCATAAAATAAACGCGGTTGTGAAGAACAATCTGTTTAGCTACTAATCTATTAGACTTTGCTAGCTTCATCTTCTTTTCCCACGTATAAAGGTCTAGTTTTTCTTGTGGCGTTAGCTTGTCCGTTTTTAATTGGTAGCCCGCACCGATTGTAGCGTTCACTTTAAAGTCAACTATTGCCCCGTGTAACGGACTTGTAAAATACAACTGATTTAAAGTTTCTGAGAAAAGGTTGTCTTGTCCAAAAGGAATGTAACCCGAAATTTGATAACGTCCGTTCACGTAAGGTAGCGACAAGTTCGCGTTACCTATCTTACCGAAAGGAGTTGAAAAGGACTGATAGCCCTCTGAAACTTCTATTTTTTGTTGTTTAAATCTGTCAAAAATACCCATGTTATTCATATATAGAAGAAACAGCGACACCGCTTACCACCATGCGCCCTTCTTCGATTAAATTAAAATCTTCTAAATCGTTATCTTCAGTTAGTAAAATAGGTTCACTACTTTCATACACTTTATAGGTGTATTGCCCTTTAATTAATTCAATATCACCACCTTCTACCATTGTAAAAAGGTTATATCTGTAAGGATAACTTGAATTATCTACGCCAACCCAAAAGACTGGATCTATAGCCGTGTTAAATTCGTCTTCAAACACGAATAAATAAAAAGGGTCTACTAGCGTTGTAACTTCTGACAGCGTCAAAGCAAACGTGTTAACTTGTCCTTTTTCTATGTAAATCATAACTATATTATTTTAGTTTCGGGGCTTGTTCAAAAAACAAAACCCCACCGATTAAGGTAGGGTCGTTATAAGTGTTACGTTTCTAGAATGTAACTAAACTAATTAAACTGTTAAACCAGCAATAACAGTTGGGTCTACTTCGTAAGCAAGTTCCGCGTTTTCCGCTGTAAGAACTAATGAATATTTAGAACCATCCGCGCGAGCCGTTCCAGAACCTTCGCCAAAAGCGGTAACTTGTAAGTAAGGGAAATACCAATACTTTCCGTTTGCGTCACCTACCACAGCGTTAAGGTATTGTTGACCAGCACCTAAGATTTTGATAGCTTTTGACTTTTCTTGATCGCGTCTATGGAACATTAAGTTAATAGTTTGAGTAACATAAGACGAACCATTTACTAGGTCGATTGCTCCTTCTTCTGTAAAGTTACCAGTATTACGTTTAAACTCCAAAGCTACGTATGGCGTTGTATGTGTAATCGCGGTTACCTCCCAGTTAGTACCAGTTTCGCTAGTAGTAATTGCAGTAATTTCGTCTTGTTGGTTTATTAATAGCGTATAAATACCCCCGCTGTTTGGGTCACATCCTTTAAGGATTTCTTGTAATGTAGCACAAGCCATGTTTTCTAAATTTTAAAGTGAAAAAAAAGGGGCGGGCGTTCGACCCACCCCCGTTATTTAGTTAGTTATTGACTAGTCGAAACAAACGTTATATACAACAATCTGTGCTGGATTAGTGTAAGCAAAACCAGCTTTCAAGTTAGCACGTGTACGCAAGTAAGGTTCTGCAACCGTGTCAGCAAGGTTAACAGCTTTTAACGCTTTAGCGTCGCCTTCTGCATCGAATGCATAAATCAAGTCTGTTTTCAAAGCAAGTACCATTGTGTTAACTGGCATGCCTTCTGCAAGAACGATTTTAATACCTAAGAACGTAGGAGCTAATGGAGCTGTAACGTAAGTTAAAGTGTTACCAGAAGCCGCTGCAATTTGGTAATTAACGAATACGTCGCTAGATACGAACAAACGAAGGTCGTTTCTTTTAGATTGTACAGCCGTTGGCGACGCTTGAAGTACGCTAGTCATTCTAGCCAATACGTTAGAAGAAGTAATAGCGTCTGTGTAAAGACCTACTACATCTACGTCAGCACATAATTTTTTTAAGTAACCATCACACAAAGAAAGAACATCGTCTTCGCTTTCTGTGTCACCTTGCCAACGGATTAACTCTAAATCATTTCCGATACGTCCAGCCATTTCATTCCAGTAATAAGACATGAAAGAAGCTACGGTAAAGTCACCGTTAGAACCTTGTGACATTTGCAAAGCTAAAAACGATTGCTCGATTTCGAACTGACAAATTTGTGACATAGCACTTAACGCGCAAACGTCGATTGTGATAGCGTCTAGGTTGTCAGTTGGTGCGCTGAAATTACACGTGGACGGCGCCAAAAGGTTACCGAATGTAACATTGGCAAGTTTAGTCGCTGACTTAATTCCAGGCAAAGTACGATAATTGTCTGCGATGTCTTCTGTTAAGTACGCACGCGAGTAAAACTCATCTGGGTTTGGACACAATAACGCGTTAGTATCTACGTCAAGGTCAAATTTTAAATTTCTAATCATTTTTTTTGTTTTTATTTGTGTTTAATTAATTACTTGTTTGAGGTTCTGAAAGCTTTGAATTTATCGAAAGCGGACATTTTAACATCTTTCGACATTTCCATTTCGTCTTCTTCTTCTTGTACTAGAAGTTCTTCCATTTGATTTTTAAGGTCTGCAATCATAGCAATAACCGCGTTAACGTTTTCTTCGATAAGTGGTTTAACGATTGCTAGAATAGCTTCTGTGTCTACAGCGGGGTCGATTGCCATAGCTACTTCTTCTGTTTCTACTTCTTCTTCTACTACTTCTTCTTCTGTTACGGCTGTGTCTTCCATAGCAACTTCTTCTGTTACTTCTTCCGTTACTTCTTCGGTTACTTCTGCCATTTCAGCTTCTTTAATTTCTACTACTTTGCCATCTTTGACAACGTAGATTTTACCTTCGATTAGGTGTTCTCCATCTGGGAAATTCATGTTATATTTATTTATGTGTTTACTTAATTTCATTCCTAGAAAGCCTTCGATACTAAATCCTACTTGTTCGTTTTTTACTAGTTCGTTATAGTAGTCCACGTCGGTAACTTGTGCGGTTAACATCAAAGTTCCTTTAGGCACATCTATATTATAGGTAGTGAAGGCTTTGTCTTGTTTAGGATTTTCAACTATCCAAGCTTCTAGAATGTATGCGGGTACGTTTTGTTCTTTGTCATGTTCTAAATTAAACACGTTGCGGTTCTGTAGGTCACGCATGAACTTTACGTATATCTGTTCGATTGTTTGTTCGTCAAAACTTACGAAATAGTCGCCAGCTTCGTCGTCACGTCTATAAATTTCCATTGGAATCATAGCGGGCGCAACAACTCGGTATTTTAAGTTATCGGAAAAGAAACGTTTTTCTACATTTGAAAATGAAAAACCTTTGACCTTAACGGCTGGTGAATCTGTAAACGCTATTTGTTCTATACCTAAATCTTCGCCGTCTGAATATTCGGGGTCGATTGTAATTTTGTAAATAGGTAAATCTTTAATCATAACTATATTACATTTTGTTTATATTTGTTCAAAATTTATATCATGGTAGAAATATTAGGAAAAGAAATTCCAAACGAAATGAACGAACTAACGATCCAACAGTTCGAAGAAATTACGGACATTCACGCTAACGAGAAACTAGACATTATCGAAAAACATTTAGAGGTGTTTAAATTTATGGGTGTTAGTGACGAAATCGAAGACATTGATTTTGAGGTTTTCAAAGAGTACGTAGACAAGTTCAACACGGCAAAAGTTCCAAGTAGCGAACTATTAAAACGCTTTGAAGTTGACGGGTATACTTACCAGGCCTACGACGACGACTTTCGTTTGACAGCAAAAGACACGAAACTAATTGAAAAGATTTTAGGCAATAAACATAAAGGATATATTAGCGAAGTTCTAGCGGTATTATTTAAACGAACTGATTTAACTAAAACAGAACACTATACCGACGCACATATTAAACACAAAGCGAAACTAATTAGAGAATTAAAAGCGGACGTTGCCGTACCTTATTTAGTAGCCGTTGCAGACAAAATAAATAACCACGTACAAAAGTCGAATGAAGTTACCGAAAGCGTGGAATGAAATTAAACTTTACCAGTTTAAAGAACTTAGACAACTAGACAGAACGCAAGGGTATTTTACGTTTCAAGTAGATACCCTATCTGTTTTGTTAGACATAGACGCCGACGAAATCGAAGACAAAGACATCGACGACATTAACGAAATGTTTAACGAGGTTAAGTGGTGTTTAAGTGAGCCTAAAAAGACGTATAAACACGAACTATCCATCGAAGATAATACGTATATCTTTAAAGACTTTAAGAAATTAAGCCTTTACGAATTCATTGACCTTGAATATTTTCTATCTAACGACTATATAGTACATATTTCGCATATAGCGTCCGTGTTTTACCGCCGTATTCAACTAGACAAATGGGAAAATATAGAGTTTGAACCCTACGCATTTAGTCCTTTTGAACGTTTCGAACTATTTGACGAAGTAAAAATAACAGACGTGTACGGAATTCTTACGGATTACCTAAAATATAGGGAAAATTTTATGCAGAAATACGAAAACTTGTTCAATGACAGCGACGAAGACGACGACGAAACAGACGATTTAAAAGACTTTGATAGCGTAGATGAATACAAGGCCAACAAAGAAGCTGTAGAACAAGGGAAAAAGGCAAAGAAGTGGGGCTGGGAACGTTTACTATACGACCTTTGCGAAGGTGACATAACTAAAACAGACGAAGTCGGTGAGTTGCCCTTAATCTTTGTTTTTAATATGTTATCAATGCGTAAGGAAATGGGCTATTTAGAAGCCCCGAAAGGTTAAGCCCGCGCTAAATTCGCCACCGATTGGTTCAAATGTATAAACAATTTTCTTTTTATCACCTAGAATTTTAGCGACTTGTAAGATAGGATAACGTTCTGTCATCCATTGTGTGTACTGGCTGTAAATTTCTGCGGTTGTACCTTCTGCGTTTAATCTAGCTGTAAGTTTAGCGCACAAGTCGAAAGGTAACATATTAACCGTTCCGTTATTTAAGAAACCAAAATAGTACATAGCTAGTATCTGGATCTCTAATTCTCCAAGCGCGGGTATCTTTGCATTAATTCTAATCGAATCGTAAAGCGCTGTAGTGTCGATTAAGTTTTCTTCTAAAATGATTTTACGCAAGGTCTGCGCAACTTTGTTACGTGTCTTGTATTTGACATTGAAAATTCCGTTGTTTGCGTATCTAGCCATTACCCTTGAAGTGCTGTTATAAATTCGTTAATATCTGTAAATTCTACTTCGTTAATTGTACATGATAAATCCAGTAAAATAGTACCGTCATTAGTTGGCGTTAAACATTGACTTTCGCTAATCACTTCGATTTCTCCATCAAATAAATAAATTAACTCATTAAAGGAAAATCCGTTTGGTATCGTTGTTATGTTCATATCAAATATATTTTGTAGCTCTTGCCATTCTTATAACTGAACTATCTGAAGTGCCAGATATTTGAATAGCAAAAATTATATAATTATCAACCGATGTAGTAAATGTCGTGGACATCTCCGTATTTCCATTTTGAGTATAATCAACTGCAGTAATTGTTGAGGTTGTTAACCCAGTTAAGGTATTCGAATTTATTCTAAATGTTCTGATTGCTTGTGCGTATAATTGTGTTGACGCACTTAAAACAAAACCAATTAAAGTTGCACCCGTTAAAGTGTTTGATGTGTTTTTGTAAATTCTAAAAGATTGACCAGCTAAAGTTCCCGTTTTTAAAACCCTTGCTACTATTTCTAACATACCAGAACTTGTAAATGTGTTGGCTGGAATCAATAAAGATCGTGAAATTGTTTCTGTAGTTGTACCCGTCACCGCAGTTCCATCGGTTGCACTTAATGCAACTACTGAAGGATTAGCCGTTGCACTTACAACTAAATCACCACTACCTAAAACAGAACTACCATTGATTGTTTTAATGTTAGTAGCCGATACGAGTAAATCTTGTTTATTGGTGAAGCTGATATAATCAGTTGAAGTCAAATATCCGTCTGACCCCGCGTCCGCTTGAGTAATTGAAATGTCGGGCGTAGTGCCACCGCTTGAGGCCAAAGGTGCAGAAGCTGTTACGTCTGTAACGCCACCGCCACCGCTTGCGCTGTCTATTATTTCTTGTCCCGTGATTGACTTTGTAACGTAGCCCGTGCCGTTAAACTCGGAAACTTCTAGTAAGTCCGTAGCTTCAAGGTTTGCGCCTTTCGCTGGTAGTTGGGATATTTTAATACTGGTAGCCATTACGCTAAAACTAGTTCAAGACCAGAACCACTTCCACTACTTCCACCTAATAACACACTTGTAAAAACTTCATTATTTTGAGGTGTTATTCTTAAACCGTTTGGAACTACATTATCTGATAATAATTCATTAATAATATCAACTTCTTCACCATCCCTATTTACATAGATTTTTCCTATTATTACTCCGTCACCTCTTACAATAATTTGATCTATATTACCGCCGTACCCACCACCACTTAAAAAATATGTTCCGTTGTTAGCGACTAATTCGCCTAATAAATTACTACTCATTGTTTCCGTGTTTAACTATATTATTTTTAATTCTCTATTTGTTTAAGTGGGACAGCGCAATCTGTCCAGTTATTTACTGAATAAGTTGCAGTCATTACCCAACCCGCGCAATAGTCTAACAAGTCATTGTTCAAAGGCGTAAAGCTTGGAATGTCCACCACGTCAAAGGCGTAATTAGTTGAGTTAATAAAGTACGTGTAAAGGTCGTAAAGAATTTGCTGGCAATCTGAAAGGATAACGTTAATATTTGCGCGGTCTTTTTGGATTATATCAAAGCAATATATTTCTAAACTAAAATCGTTCGTGTTTTCGGTAGGTACGGCACTGATAGGAACTATATAGATAATCGGATATTTTTCGTCTTTGGTAGCGAAATTAAACATTTGTTCTTTGAAGTCAGACCCTACCTTCATTACTTGAACGTGGTTATCATAAAACGCCGTTATTTCGTTTATTAAGGCTTGGTAACTTGTCATAGTTCAGCAGATTTTTGAAGTTTACTAATTTTGTTTTGTGTGTTGGTTATGTCGCTTTCGCTTACGATTGCTGTTACTACCATGTTTTGATTAGCGTTAGCGGATTTAGTACCGCCTTGACTATTTAAGTTGTTACCTTGTCCAAACATTTGAACCGCTGGCGTAGCCATACTAACAGAAGTTTCGGAGTTGTTACCGCCACCCCCACCCGTATTTGGCGAAGGTGTGCCAGAAGGGTTCGAAAGTAAAGCTTTTGCTTTCGCTACATTGGTTATAATTTGAACGATACCGCTAGCAAATTGAGCAATACCCGCACCCCCACCCGTAACCGCGTTCGCTGGGTTAGCTTGTGACATAGCGACAAGGGAACTAATTGCCTTCGCTGTATCTATTCCTATTTGAACTAACGCTTGTGCTTTATTGAATTTCTCTAGTTTCTTTTGGTCTTTTATGAACATTTCACCAATCGCACCGATTCCGTTAGCTATGTCGCTAGCAAATTGAATTTTAGTATCTCGAACTTGTTTAGCTTTTTCGATTTCAGCTAGTGTATACTTCGCGTTTATTTTATCTTCTTCTTCTTTTTGCTGTGCTATTAAATCCGTAGTGTCTTTTCCGTAGCGTTCGTATTGTGCTAGTAATTCGTCGTACTTGTATTTGTTCGCTTCAAGTTCTTTTTGCTGTGCGGTAAGTTTAGACTGGTAAATTAATTCGTCTAGTTCTTCTTCTTTTTGCAACTCCGATTCTTTAAACGCTTTTATTCCGTCTGCAACGCGTTTCTCGTTAGCTAGTTTTTCTTCGTCTAGTTTCTTTTGCTTTTCAATTTCAGCGTCTGTAAACGCTTTATTAATAGCGTCTAGTTCTATTTGTTGAGCTTGTGCGAAAGCCTTTGTGTCTTGTCCGTATTTAGTAGCTTCGGCAATTAACGCGGTATATTTTAACTTAACGTCGTCTACTTCGCGTTGCTGTTGCGTCTTACTAGAATCAGTAATAAATTTGTTAGCCGTTGCTATTTCTTTTTGAATGTCTTCGGTTGCTTTTTTAAGTGCGTCCTTTTTTTCCTTGTATCTAGCTTGTGCTTCTTTTGCTCGTTCTTCTGCTTGTTTCTTTGCGTCGCTAGCTTCGTCGTCAGCTACTTTTTTAGCGTCGTCGCGTTGCTTTTTGTACTCCTCTTTTTTCTTCGCTGTTTCACGTAATAAAATTAAGATACGCTCACGTGAACCTTGACGGATAGTAATGTTTTCAGCGTTAATAGATTCCTTTAACTTCTTGCGTTGCTCCGCATTGTCTTCGTTTGCTATTTTATTTAACGCTTGTAATTCTTTTACTTGTCTGTCACGTCTTAATTTAGCTTCGTTACTTAACGCTTTCGACTTGTTTAACTCTAGTTTTGACGTTTCTTTACCAGCTATTTTAGCCTTTTCAATTTCGAAATCATACATAGCCCCGACCGCTTCGGTTCTTTTGTTACTTGAAGCTATTATTTCTTCGTTAGCTTTTTTAATTCTTTCCGCGTTGTCTTCTGCTTCAAAAGATGTTAAACCTAGCCAATCCGTTAAGTCTTTAAAGCCTTGAATAAGTAAATTAATAGGATACATTAAAACCTCTAAAACTTTGTCAAGTACGCCTATTTTATTTAGGAAAACACCTATAGCAACTACGATAGCAGTGATAACTACGACTAGTAAAAATATAGGGTTCATTAATATCTGTACGCCTAACTTCATGAACGCGCCACCTAGACTTTTTACAGTTCCAGTAATGCCTTTAATAGCCCCGCTAATGTCGGCTTGGTTTAATTTACCTAGATTCTTTGCAAAGGCTTGCGACTTTTGGCTAGCTTCTTCAAAGTCCAAAGACATTAACGAGTCTTTAATACCGCCCAAACCGTTACTAACTTGTTCGAATTTAGAACCCGACGCAAACACGTTTACTTGATCGTTAGCGTCTTTTATTCTATCGGATAGTTCACCAGCTTTTTGAGCTAGTGCGTCCATTTGTGCGGGGTCAGTTGCGCTTGCTAATTCAGCTTTTAGGCTTCTTAGTTCGGCTTTCATTGAACCGACGCCCGTTAGTTTTAATGGTATCTCTACTTCATTCATAACTATATTATTTTCTAGTAGGTTCTAATTTCTAGCGTAGTGCTATTTAAAATGCCGTCTTGGTGTGAATGTCCGTTTGTTCTACACGTTACAATAACGACGTTCCCGTCCGTGTTTATATACGCGGTTGTCAAGTGGTCGTGGTTTACGTTGTTAATCATTACGTAAGTAGTTACAAAGTCGTAGGATGTTTCGGGTGTTCCTAAATATTCACCGCTTGAAGTTCTTGTCCATGTAATAAGTTGACCCGTAAAAACTAGTGCTGTAGGTGCGCCCGTTCCCGTTTGTGTAAGATTAGCAATATAACCGCCTTTTTGAGTAGCTACGCCGTTAATTCTAGGTGTTATAATTCCGTCTTCGTTTAGTGTTTGGTCGTCACCTATTACGATACCCCTAACGTTTTGAGCTATGCTGTTACGCGTGCCGTATACCGCTACGTTTGAACCTTCAAGAATTACGTTACCCGAATTCATAGCAGAAGAACGCACCGACATTAAAGCCGTGTTTGTAGTAGTCGAAGGCGCTGGGTTACCCGTGTTAGTTTGAAAGCGTGCTAGGTCTATTTCAGTGTCTACGCTTATAAGTTCGACCTTTGTTAATTGGTTTACGTTAGCGTTATAATCAATTACTTTGTTGATATTCCACCAGCTGTTGTCGATACGGATTTTGTCGTTTAACTTTAAGCTATGTATGTCGCCTTCGTCTAGTTTGAAGTAAGCGGTTAACATTTTCCCGACGTTAATTTGATTAATTGTTCTACGCCAGTATAGATTGAAAAGAGTATTGTTAGTTAACGTTGCGGGATTGTAATAGTAAAAGTCGCACGTTCCAAAGTTGATATCAAAAGTAGGAGTATTTGCGTCGTCAAAATGGGTAATAGCTGGGTATTCTAAAATCCCGTAAGTTCCAGCCACACCGCTACTAATTAGATTCCAAGACCCGCACGGTTGCTGGCCACCGTCGTAAAGAATTCTAATATTTGTTTTAGGCGTTTGTCCGTTAATCATGGGAACGATAGCGCCGAAAGTTGTTTTAGCAATTGGCGTAGGGCTAAATATTAGTTCTTTAACGTCAATGTCGCGGACATACTCGCTGTCGAAAATGTACTCTTGTTGTCCGTAAATTTCGTCTGTGCTTTGGAAAAATAATACGTTCGGGTCGTCTGTGTCTTGTTTGTAAGTTAATATTACTCGCTTGCTAGAAACGTCTGGTAAGAACTCTAAATTTTGTTCGCGGTCTTTTGCTAGCTTGTACGTCCAATCCTTTTCTTGTCCGTTGTCGTAGTATTCGTCGCGGTGTCTTAAGATAATGTTATTCGGTTGTGAGGGGTCGACATCTGCAAACAAATTGTACATCTGAAAGATTGACTTAACGAAGTCGCTTTGTTTAATCTTTTGCGGTACGTATTCGTTCATATTTAAGAACCCACCAATAACGGGCGTGTTGCTATTTGGTAATATCTCTAGAGTAATGTTATTTACTTTTATGTTAACGTCAACAAATGCCCCCGCACTAGTAGCAGATGTTTTCCAAGCGTAAGCCCCCGTATTCATGTTTGACTGTATACCTACGACAAGTTTTAAAATGTCGCCACTAGAAATAAACGTAGTCGGGCTAGTTATCATTGTATTTGCATACGGCCCAAAAGTCGTAGTACCAGAAGGTATATAATCCGTTATTGTTTGAGTCGTTACGTATGCAGCCGTTCCCGTGTTCGCTGGTGACATAGCCTTAAAGTAAGGCGCGAAAACTCCCGTAACTGGTATGTATGTATTGTTCGTATATTGAAAAACTCTAGCGGGTAACGCTCCGTGATTCTCGAATACATATTCAAACTCCACGTTAATTTTAAATTCGTAGGATTGTGAACTAGCGGGGTCGGTGTCAGTCGGTGCGGTGTAGTATCCAGTCGTAGGATTAAATATACTTTGAAGGTCTAGCGTTTCTGTCCATCCGTTTACTTCTTCAGCCCACGGGGTAAAATTGCCTTGAAATGCTTGAACGTATGCCGTTTCAAAATTAGTATTTGCGACTACTTTATAATCGTTCCAATCTACAGCGTTTTCGTCACCGTTGTAAGGTATTAACAACTTGTCGAACCTAGAAGCTACTAAGTCATCCCATTGGTAAGTAAATCCAGCGGTGTTAAATATCCTATCAAAGTAAGTTTTGGCGTAGATAGCGGGTTTCATTTGCGACATGAAGTATTCGTTTCCGTTTGTCGCGTATGGTAATAGATATTTAAAGCCGTTAGCCACCGTGTTTGTGAACGTAGAATGAATATAGCTAGTCGTTTGGAAATGGTCGAGGTCGCTAAAGTCTAGGTCGTTTAGTTCCTTACTATTCATGGTAGTAAATAGTTCGGCTTTCGTGTCTTTTATTACGACTTCGTAGTTAACAATTTGTTCGTGTGCGTCTGTTAGTTGCTGTTTGTTTACATTGATTAGCTGTAACAAAGCGTTATCTAAAATGACTACGTTATTTTGTACTACTTGACACTTCGTTAAGGTCGCAACGTTAAACGTACCAGCTTCGATATTTACGTCGTAGTAGTGGTTTAATAGTTGGTTATTGTTATCCGTACCCGCAAGTACAATAGTCTTTGAGAACGTACCCGAACGCTTTGATATGTCGCGAATGTCACCTACAGAAAAGTTAATCGGGAAAGCTACGTCTTGTCTTACTTCAAGTACACCCGTTTCAAGTATTATTTTTACTATGTTAACCATTTACGTTGTCGTTATTTGCTAATTTAACTACTATGCTTTGTTTGATTAGGTTCTTGTTTCGCTGTTTGAATACTTCAAAGCTGTTTGTCTGAACGATACACGGAACGTATGCGGTACTTTCAGACACTAACACGGGGCATCCGTCTTCATCTAGGACTAGTTCGCCGTCTTCTGTCGTTACGTATTGTACTAACTTTAAAAACGTTTGAGGTGACGTTATAAGTTCTTGGAAATAGTCCGACATTTTTTGAGTCATCCAGTTAGTGTTTAGCTCGAGGGTCTTTGTTACGTTTATGTTGAATGTATTAAACCCGAATTCCTCGTAGTTATAGCCCCACTCACCACCGCTAACGTACCCTTGTACGTCTTTGTTAAACTCGTCGCGTGTAACTTCGCCACGTTCGTAACTTTTAAGCTGAAACGCAAAGCTAGAGAACGAACCTTTACGATCTAAAAAGCAAATGTGATACTCGTTAATTTGTACGCGTCTGTCTATGTTAACGCGGTACTTCTGTGACTTCTGTCCAGCGTTATAATACCAAAAGTCGTAATACGTTGTGTCGGGTTTAATCATTGGTAACACGCCAGAAATAGGAGTCACTACTCCGTAATTGTTACAGCCAACAGCAACCGAAACTATAGAATCGTTATTTACTATGTCTTTGCTGTATATGTGTCCGTCGTCATTTTGAAAGTATATTTTTTTACCTAGTTGAGCGCGTCCGTTTAGCCAGATGTCTTGTCCTAACGTTGCGTAGAAATCAGTAGTAGGTTGGTTCGTTAAGAATTCCTTTGTTACGCCGTTTAGCGTGTAAGTATTCTCATTGTATACTTTGAAGTCAACCCAAGTGAAAGCCCCGTTAAAAACCTTCTTACTTACTATTTCGGTTATGTCGTACGTTACTACCTTGCGGTTGTCCGCGTAGTTAATAGTTCCGTTTATGTTTACGTTTGTGATTGAACTAAAAGGTACGTTAACGTCTATCCAAGAACCCGACACGGCAATAACCGTGTGCAAGCCTTCAAGTAATGGATTGGCTACGCCTAAGTCGTCTTGTAGGATATTAATCTGGTCACCTACTTGGAAAATGTTAGTAACGTTAATTCGTGTATTCGTACCGCTTGCCGTTAAAGCTGACGTGTAACTAAGTTCGTACAAGTATTCTTCGCCGACGTTAACGTCGTAATTGTAAAAGCTATTTACAGCGTCAAGGTCTTGTGTTACGTTCGGGTCAAAGTCCCAGCTTACGTAAGAACTTAGGAACTTAGATAGGTCGAGTTCGCCGTACCCCGTCGAAAAGGTAGGTAATACTTTAAAAGTTCCTTTGAGGGTTGCACCGTTGTACACTTGGAAAATGTATCTAAATCCAGTTAGGTTTTTATTCGTGCTGTCAATTATGTACTTGACTGGGTTGTAAGCGGGTGTGAACGCTTGCGGTTTTGCTATTATCGATTGTGCCATAACTATATTATTTTCGGTCTTTGTTTAGGTTAGAACGCGTAGTAAGCGTCGTCTGTAAAGTATTGTTCTTTAATGTAGGCGGTCGCGTACCTGGTCGCGTCCATAGCGTCATCCCAAAGTTTCACGGGTTCGTCTAGTATTTGGTCTCCTATCTTTTTCCATTTATAATTCTGGTATTCCTTCTTTAAGCCTTCGTGTTCCATGCAAAAGATTCCGAAAGTCTTTACGTTGTCGATACCCTTTTTCACGGACTTATTCGCATTAATCACATTGTAGCCGTTGTTGTTTAGTTCGGCTATTATTTCGGGGCGGGCGTAGTCAGCTATTATGTCGGCGTTCTTTTCAATGCCTAGCTTTTCGAAGCGGTCTAGTAGGTCGGACGTCGTTAGGTAGCTTTCATAAATTACGGGTTCGATAAAGACATCTTTTTCATGCCAGTAGATTCTTACTAACGCGGTTGGATGGTTATACCCGAAATCAATTCCGTATATGAACTGAGTAAAGCGTGCGGGTCTATGCGGTAAGAATGTCCAATTAGAATAGATGTTCGATTTACTGATAGCCTTTTCACCTAGCGCGTAAATTTGGTATAGTGCTTCGTCGGTTCGTTTAAGGTCTTCTATTTGGGTCTTTATGCTTTCGGGTAAGAACGGGTTGTCTTTGTAAGTCGACTTAATTAATATGCTTTCGTTTTTTGGTAGGTCGTAAAGCCATGAGTTAGAATCGGACGGGTTGTAATCAAAAATGAGTTTGGATTCAGTACGCATATTCAACTGAGTAAAGTCGTCGTAATATAGTTCGTTCGCTTCGTTACACCATGCAAGGTGGCGTTTGCGTCCTCGTATCTTTTGCTCGTCGTCGACTGAAAAGAATTCCACTATTGATCCATTGTTAAAGCTGTAGATGTGTTCGCTCATGTTATGGCTACTCTTTTCGTAGATACCCGCATCTTTAAGAACTTCTAGAAAGTCACGCATAGCCGTAGCCCGTAACGCTGGGAACGTCTTACGTATGATTGAAACGACAACGCCTTTATTCTGTAGGCAATAAACTAGAATAAGTTGACATAGGCTGTAGGTCTTACTTGAACGCGACCCACCTTCGTTAATGATAAAACGCGCCTCGTTATTGTAAAGCGCGTCGTAATTCCTTTCAAATACAATAGTCGAC